CCGCTGGTGGGTGACGGACACGACCCGGCTGCGGGACCGGTACGGGTGGAAGCCGACGGTTGGGGTACGGGAGATCGTGGCGGAGCTCGCCGACCGGTGGCGTCCGTGACCGCAGATCCGACGTGGACGATCCTGATCGCCACGTTGGGCCAGCGCGGCGAGTTCCTCTGTCAGCTGCTCGACGGACTGCTGCCGCAGGTTGCCGCGGCGCGCGGCGCGGTCAAGGTGCTGGCCTACTGGGACAACGGTGAGGCCGACGTCGCCACCAAGAAGCAGGCCCTGCTCGACGCGGCCGACACCGACTATGTGTCCTTCGTGGACGACGACGACACCGTCTCCGACGACTACGTGTCGGCCATCCGCGCGGCGCTGGCGTACCGGCCGGAGTACGTGGGCCTGAAGTTGCAGGTCTACAAGGACGGGCGGCCCTACGCGCTGTCGCACCACAGCCTGTGCCACGGCGGGTGGCTCGACGGCGGCGAGTACCTGCGCCGGGACATCACCTGCGCCAACCCGATCCGGACCGACATCGCCAAGACGGCGAGCTTCATCGGCCCGGTGCCGGGAGAGGACCGGCGGTGGGTCGCGCAGCTGCGCGGCCGGCTGCGCCTCGAGGTGTTCGTCGACCGGGTCCTCTACCACTACTGGTGGTCGCCGTCCCTGTCCGCGTGGGTGAACCCGGCCATGCAGATCGACAACGTCCGTGCCGATGGGACGTTGTGGGCGCCGCTGGATGTCGACTCGCCGCACTTCTCCTGGCATCCAGCCAGCCCGCTAACTGAAGGAGTCGTCGTTGTCGGACCTTCTCGTCATCGTCCCGGCACGCACTCGAACGTGGAACATCGAGCGCCTGCTGACCGCGTGGACCGACACCGGGGCGTGGGGGACCGCCGACCTGCGTATCGACGTGGACGCTGACGATCCGGCCCTGCCGAACTATCTGGCCATCGACCTTCCCGCGGGTGCGCGGATGGTGGTCTGGGACCACTGGATGCCGTGTATGCACAAGCTCGAGGCCGCGGTGGCGCAGGAGGTCAGCTGCTACTTCGCGCTCGGGTTCATGGGCGACGACCACGTACCGCGCACCGACGGCTGGGCGCAGCGCTGGCTCGAGGTGCTGCGCGAGCTCGGGTCCGGCACCGTGTACGGCCGCGACGGCTATCAGGACGAGGCACTGCCGACGCAGTGGGCCACGACAAGCGACATCATCCGGGCGCTAGGCCGGATGGTGCCCGCCAAGGTGGAGCACCTGTTCTCGGACACGGCCGTCGGCAAGCTCGGCCGGGAGGCCGGATGCATCCGCTACCTGCCGGACACGTTCATCGAGCACATGCACTACATCGTGGGCAAGAGCCCGCATGACGCCCAGTACGAGCGGGTGAACAGCGGCGAGCAGTGGGCGCGGGACGAGGCGACCTTCCTGGCGTGGGAGCGGGACCAACTCCCCGCCGACATCGCCACCATCCAAGCGCTGCGATGATCGTCGCGGTGGTCGTGCCCTACCGCGCGACCCCGGACCGCATTCCGCTGTGGGTCCACCTGCACGAGCGGTGGGTGGCGACCGGCTGGCGGGTCACGCTCGGCGCCTGCGAGCAGGGCCCGTGGGTGAAGGCCTCGGCGGTCGCCGATGGGGTCGCGCGGGCGGATGGTGACGTTCTGGTGATCGCCGACGCGGACGTGTGGTGCGACGGCCTCGCCGATGCGGTCGCCGCGGTTGAGCGGTCCGCGAAGTGGGCGGTGCCGCACGCGCGCATCCTGCGCCTGTCCGACCGGGCAACGACCGCGGTGCTCGCCGGCGGGCCGATGGCCGGCGCGCTGGAGGTCCCGCCGCATCCTGCGGTGCCGGGCGGCGGCATCACCGTGGTCCGCCGTGACGTGTACGAGGCCTGCCCGATGCCGTCCCTGCCGCGCCGCGAGGACGAGGCGTGGGGTGTCGCCCTGACCCGCAAGTTCGGCCGCCCATGGCGCGGCACCGCCGACCTGTTCCACCTGTGGCATGAGAGGAGTCCTGATGGCTGACCAGCTGGCAACCCCGCAGGACCTGGCGTCTCTGCTGCAGCTCACCTATGCATCGTTGAGCGCCGCCCAGCAGGCGACGTTGACGATGCTGGTCGAGCTGGCCACGGCGAAGGTGCAGCGCATGGCCGGCGGGCAGCGGATCGTCGACACCACCGACACGGCGGTCATCGACGTGACCGACCCGTGCGACCTGTACCTGCCGCTGCCGCAGTGGCCGGTCATCTCCGTCACGTCGGTGGAGCTCGACGGGACGGCGCTCGTGGTCGGCACCGATGTGTTCCTGCGCAGCCAGATGCTGTGGCGTTCGTCCGGGTGGATGAACCGCTACTCGCCGCCGTCGCAGGCCGTGGTCACCTCCCGGCACGGCTACATCGCCGGGTCGCAGTGGCTGCAACTGGCCAGGGACCACACGCTGTCGCTGGCGGTGATGGGCTGGGGCAACCCGACCGGGGCGACATCTGAGGCGATCGACGACTACCGGGTGACCTATGCGCAGGCGGATGCCCGGATGCAGCCGACCGAGCAGATGCGCGCCGCGATCTCCGACGCCTACGGGACGTCCGCCTACGCGGTCTCGGTGAGGTCCTGATGTCCCGGGCGTCGGCGCTGGCCCGAGGTCGGGCGATGGCGGAGGCGTCCATGGTGGACACCTGCACGATCGTGCGCATCACCGCCACGTCGACGAACTCGACCACTGGCGCGGTGAGCGACACTACGTCGACGATCTACACGGGGGTGTGTCGGCTGCAGGAGCGCGGCGGCTACCCGCGTGACGTCAACGTGGCCCCAGATCAGCCGCAGCTTGCGGTGGCCCGGGAACTCCAGCTTCCCGTGTCGACGTCCGGGTCGGTGCGCGCGGGTGACCGGGTGACGATCACGGCCTGCGTGAACGACGCGGCGATGGTGGGCCGGCAGTTCTGGCTACGCGGCCAGCCGTCCAAGTCGGAGGCGACCGCGCGCCGCTTCCACACAGAGGAAGTAGCCGGCTGATGGCGCGCGCCGACCTGGACCTGTCCGACCTTGAGAAGTGGGCCGATGACCTGCACGTGGCCGCCGCAGTCTCCGAGCCTGCCGCCCTCGCGGTGGTAGCCCGTGGCAGCTGGAACATCAAGCGGGAGGCGAAGGCGAACGCCCCAGGCGGGCGGATGGCCCCGCACTATCCGGCGTCCATCACCTACGACGTGGAGACCGGCGCGACCGGCGAGATAGTCGGCGAGGTCGGCCCCGCACAGGGCCTTCTACAGTGGGGTCTGGGGAACCTGCTGGAGTACGGCTCGGAGAACAATGCGCCGCAGCCGCACCTTGAGCCGGCGCTGGACCACGAAGAGCCGCGCTTCTACGCCGCCGCCGAGGCGCTGGCCGCGGCCTGTGTGGAGAGCCCCCGGTCGCCGCTGCCGAAGGTGCCGAACCGTGGGTGACTACGGCACATCCCAGGCTGATGCGGACGCGCTGCTGGCGCTGCTGCGGGCCCGGCCGATCACCGTCTACCCGGCCACCGGCGGCGGACCGTCCACCGTGCCGGTAGGCGCCACGCCGCCGTACGTGGCAGTCCACTTCGTCACCGAGCACGCCAACGGGGACCGGCTCGACACCAAGTCCACTCGCACCCGCACCCGCGCCTACGCGCACTGCGTAGGCGCCAACGACATCGCCGCCCGGGCCATGGCCGATCAGGTGCAGACAGCGTGGCTGGATGTGGTGCCGAGCATCGCCGGACGTAACTGCTTCCCGATCCGGAACGAGACGAGCCGAGACCCTTACAGCACCGAACCGGTGGCCCTGACCACCGTCACTATCACGGCGGTCTACCGCCTGGAATCCGTACCTGGAGAGGGGTCCTGATGGCCATCGTGTGGGTGCGCGTGCGCGACAAGGTGAACGGTCACCACTACGACGTGACCCTCGGCCGGCTGCAGATGCTGCTCGAGCGTGGCGCGGTCGAGGAGATCCCGGGCCGCCGCCACCACGGATCTGCGCGGCCGCCCAAGTACCTCAAGCC